CTCCCCCGGGGGTTCCCTTATCGATGGCCTAGCCATCTACAACCTGCTCAGAACGCATAAGGCGAAGATTGAAGTCCGGGTCGATGGGATAGCAGCCAGCATCGCTGGGGTTATCGCAATGGCAGGAGACTCAATCATCATGCCGGAGAATACTTTCATGTTTCTCCACCTCCCTCTGGTCGACACCGGAGGCAATGCTGACGAGCTCCGGGACGTAGCCGAGACACTGGACAAGATGCGAGACTCCATTGCAGGAATCTTTGAGGCAAGGACCGGAGCCGACAACGCTACGGTCCTCAAGTGGATGGAGGAGGAGACGATGTTCTCCGCTGCCGAAGCGCTCGAGGCTGGCCTAGCAACGGAAGTCCTACCGGAGATTAAGGTGACCAACGCTTACCGGCCAGAAAAGTATTTCTCGGACAAGATTGTCCAGAACTTAAACCCTGTTGAGGCTTCGGCCTCTGGCGGGACCAACATAAAAACAGATAACCCTAATAACACTATGACCCCTGAAGAAATTCAGACCCTAGAAAACAAGGTTAGCTCGTTGGAAGCTCAGAAAAGCACTGATGACTCGGCTCACGTCGAGGCATTAGAAACCGCTAAAACAGACGCTACTAACGAAGCCAAGACCGAATATCAGAACGCTGAGAAAGTCCGCAAGGATGAAATCAAAGCGATTTCTGATAAGTATAACAAGGACGGAGATCTAGATAAGATTTCCATCACGGCTCTCCTTGGAGACACCACTGTTGAGAACTTCATGCAAGAAGTCCTTGATGCGGTAAATGAGCGTCCCGGCAAGCAGGCAATCAAACCTGGGAATTCTTCACAAGAGAATGTTCAGGAGGTTGAATCTATTGTCTTTAAAAATGAAGCAGACTTTACAGCAGCTTATGAAGCAGCTGAAAATTCTGTAGACAGAATCGCAATCGTGAAAGCCAATGGAGCAATAGCCCGGAAGCTTTCGAGAGGATAGTAATTAACAATCAGAAGGAAATATAAACAATGCCTAATACCATCTCAGCAGGTTTAAAACGAGACATCATCATTGAGTCCGCTTTGACCGCATTCACCGAAGCTATCGCTCCCCTTGCGCTGTTCTCAACGCAATTCGACGATCTTTCACTACAGGGAACTGACATCGTTCAAGTCCCTTATTATCCTTTGGAGACAGCAGCTTCTCAGGACTTCAACGGCACTTACACCTTTGACGCATCAGACACTTCTGTTCGCCCTGTCACAATCGACAAGCGCAAATATCAGAGCCTGAGTTACACGTCTTCGGAGTTCCGTCGCCAACCTAACTTTGACCCGGTCAAGCTCGGTCAGATGAAGGGGCAGAAGCTAGCAGAAGATGTCCTCGCAGACATCTGGAGCATAATCACAGCAGCAAACTACGGAGCAGCCGGGTTCACCGGAGCAGCTTCTACGTTTGATGTAGATGACGTCATCGATAAAGAAGCTGCACTCAATGCGCTTAACTGGCCTCGCCAGAATCGTGGAGTAATCGTTGGACCAACATACATTGCAGAGCTTAAGAAAGATATCAACACCGACGGCGGTGCAGCTACTTTCGCAAGAGATGCCAATGGTGAAATGTCCACATTCCCTTCCATGCATGGCTTCAGCTTCTCTGACACCAACTTGATTCCAGCCAACGGCGAGAATCTTGTAGGGATGTTCGTTTACCCATCAGCAATCTTGGTAGGCTTCAGCCCAATCGAGCCAACTCCAGAAGTTCGTCAAAACCTTACTCGATATGATAAGGCTAAGAACGAAGCTGGAATGACCATCGAGTATCGTGAGTGGGGCGTTCCCGGCACAGATACAACTAACGCAGTCCTCGAGGTGAACTACGGTTACGCTGTTGGCGAAGCTGCTGCAATCTCCCGGATGGTATCCGCTTAATCTAAACCAGCTAACTAATCCAGATAATGAAGATAGGAATAACCATAGCGAGAAATCGAGTGTCCGGGGAGTATGAAATACTCGCTGGACCTGACAGCCTTATCCGAGAGCAGAATGCCCTCTTTAAGGATGCGGAAGGCCTAAAAATATTAGCAGAAGATTATGATTTCATCGGCCTCATGACCTCCTCGGGGGGCATGGGCAGACGGAAGAGGCTGAAGCTACCATCACAGGTAGCCGAGGCCGAGGCTGAAGAAGAGGAAGAAGATACAGACGGAGGATATTTGGAAGACCAAGAAGAATCCCTCATTTAACAATCACAAAATAGGAAAACATTACAATGCCAGATTATAACATCATAGGGAATGATAATTCCCAACCAGACGGAACCATCGTCGGGGAAGCAGCTACTTCTAAAGTAGCCTTCCACGGTGCTACTCCCGTTATCCAGAGAGCAGGAACTACCGGTTCTCAGGACATCATCGGAGCAGCTACATACGCTGTCCCCGACCAAACCGCAGCCAACAGTGGCGACGCTGGAACAGACACGGCAATCGAGTCTATCCGGGACCAACTGGAAGCGCTAGCAGTAGACGTAGCTACCCATAAGGACCTAGCTAATGAGCTGAGAGCAGCTCTTATCGCTACGGGACAGATCACCGGAGCAGATTGATAGTATAGAATAATGAGGAAGCCGGGGAGGAGGGACTAATCTCCCTCCCCGGTAACTTCTAAAACCCCAATTTTAAAAAATGAAGTTTTGCACACTAGTTAGATCTTCCGACCCGGCAGCAGAGCCAGTCAGCTTGACGGATGCCAAGGAGCAGCTGAGAATAACCCACTCGGATGATGACGACTACATAACGGCGCTCATCGTAGCAGCTCGTGAGTGGGCAGAGGAATTTACAAAGACCTCCTTCATAACCCAGACGTGGACAGCGGAGTATCCGAGCTGGCCAGTCGACAGGATCCTCGACCTACCCAGACCACCGCTTCAATCGGTGACCACTTTAAAATACCGAGACGCAGACGACGCACAGCAGACGATATCAGATACCCAATATCAAGTTGAGACCGGAGGAAAGCTCATTAAGCTTCTCTCCACCTTCGGCTCCCCGGGACTGCAAGCAGACCGGGAGTTCCCCATCGAGGCCATCTTCGTAACCGGAGCAGGCGATGCTTCCACGGATGTCTCCTCAAAGATAATCTTGGCAATCAAGATTATGATCACCCATTACTACGTTAACCGAGTCCCGGTGGCAGCGGTCTTCACCTCGAAGATTCCGTTGTCCGCTGAGGCTCTGCTAGGGAGCATAAAGTATAGGAACATTTAAACATGCCTAACAACCCCGGACTTAAAGATGCCAAAATCACAATCAGTATTCCAAACGAGTCTGTTGATGGTATGGGGTCGGTATTGACCAACCCAGCAGTTGTATCTCAAGAGTGGGCAGAAGTCCGGTATCTAAAAGGCCGGGAGCTGGTGGAGAGCCAGCAGCAGTATGAAGAAACCGACACCAAGTTCCGGGTCTGGGCATCTTCTAACACCAAATCCCTATCCTCCAAGCACTTCATCGAATACGACGGCGATGTCTATGACATCAATGGCATCGTGAAGCTTCCCGGGGGCAGGCCTTCCGAGGTTGAGATTTTCGCCAAGAGAAGAGGAGGGACCAATGGGTAGGAAACAATTTCTTAAGACTACGGCCTTCATCAACCCGGGTTCCCTAATCAAGTCGGCAAAGAATACCCAAAAGCTGGTAGATAAGATTGAGCGCCAGCTAAAGCGTGAGGCGCTGTCTAAGGCAGCTTCCCCAATGCGTAAGGCAGCTGCCAAGAATGTCCATAGGGAAAGCCAAGCGCTGAAAAAGTCGCTTAAAATCAAGATTACAACCTACAAGGGTAGCGAGCTAATCATAGCCACCATTGGACCGGACAGGAAGGCCTTTACTGTGCACAAGGGTAGGAAAGTCAGGCCTCGGAACTACGCCCACATAGAAGAGTTCGGTAGTGTTAAGAATCCGGGAGGACACCCTTTCATGAGGCCAGCATTCGATTCGATGAAGGCTACATCGTTTAAAATTTATACTCAGGAGCTCAAGAAGGGTCTTCCTCGAGTAGCGAAAAGGATATTCAGGAGCGCACGATAATGGCATCAATAGGAAAAGCATTTAGAATAGATTTACGAGCAGCGGTTCTAGCCGATGCTACGATCTTCGGCCTCATCGGAGAACGATACTTTGCGGTCCTCGCCAAGCACGACGTTCAGACTCCTTACATGGTAGTTTCTACCGTTTCAAACTTACAACCCCACACTCACCAAGGGTCGACTGGCATCGAGGAGCCTAGAATGCAGTTTTCGGTTTTCGCAGATAACCCAACGACCTGCCAAGAGATCCGGGACGCCCTCAAAGATTTACTAGATGGATTAAAAGTAACTTGGTCAGCTTCAAAAGTTGGGTCATGCTTTTACGACAGCGAGATAGACACTTACGAACCGTCATCTGACATTCATCAGATAGACATAGACTTTCATTTCATGGTCTCTGGACTATGAGCTTTCAAATAACAACATAGGAGAAATACAAAACAATGGCAGATAAATATGCAGCATTTGGAGCACAAATCCAGACGCAAATATCATCAGCATGGACAGAAATAGCTGGGGTTAGAGATATCTCCGGTCCTTCGATGTCGGCTGACACAACAGACGTAACTTCGCACAGTTCCCCTTCAGCCTTTCGGGAATTCGTTGCAACGCTACTTGACGCTGGAGAAATCACTTTTGATCTAGTGTTTGACCCGGAAGAACTAGTAGGACAGGAAGTTCTCTTAACAGAGTTCTTAGCTCGGACACTACGGGACTACCGTTTGGTCTTCGCTACTACAAATAGCAAAACTTGGGCGGTATCCGCACAGGTCGTAAACTTTGAAGCGAGCAATCCGGTAGAAGGAGAAATCTCCGCTTCAATAACTATGAAGGTATCGGGTTCCCCTAACTTCTCAGTCTAATCATTAACACTTAAATATAGACATAAAAAACAATGAGCGTAACAGCAAAATATAAAGCGAGAGTAGACGTAACTGAGATCCTGCCAGATGCAGGATTAGGCGACGCTACGGTTCTCCATAACAACTACTCCTCAGAGAGAACTATCAGCGCCTCCACAACTCCACCAGCAACGATGGTAGCCTCTTTCGTAGAAGCTCTTATCGGTGGAGCAGGCGGTATTGATATGCAAGCACTGGTAGGGACTAACGGAGCAGCAGTCGACCTCACCGGACTTAAGGTTCAGATGATTAAGATCAATGCTCCAGCAGCAAACACCGGAGTCATTACGATTGTCCCCGGAGTAGCTAACGGATTGGATCTCTTCGGAGCTTCCTCTTCCATCGGCATCCTCCCCGGGCAGGAACTAACCTTCTACTTCAATGATGCAGCTGAAGATATCTCCCCTACGGTAGCCGAGCTAGACTTAGCAGGCACTGGAACAGAGACTCTGGAATTAGTAGTAGTCGCTGGATAGTAATTAGAGAAACCATACACAAACCTTAAACAACATGACGGAACAACTAAAACTCGCATATAACTTCAACGCCATCGAGAAACTCTACGAGGAGGGGCTAGACCTCCTCGGAGGGGCTCTCACGGACGCAGACTTCAGGAGGCCACCCAACATCGTTCTGATGTATTGGGCAGGCTCCCTGCATCTGAAGCCAGAGCTGACGATTGATGAAGCTAGAGCAGAAATCGCCAATGGTAGCGTGAAGGATTTAATCCTTCAGATTACCAATTGCCTGAAAGAAAGCTTAGGAAGTGAGGAAGAAAACACAGGAGAAGAAGATGAAGGTAATACTGAATCGGAAAGCAAATCTAGCTCTCCTGAAGATCAAATCTAGAGCCTTCAGGCTTTGCGGTATCTCAGAATCGCAGTTCATGCTTCTAACCCCTAGTGAGTTCAAATCCATACAGGACGACACACTAGACGGGTTAGAAGCTGGGGACAGCAGAGAGAACCGAAGGGTCGGGAGAATCTGTGCAGCAATTTATAACAATAACGCAAACCGAAAGAAGAGTTCTAAAAAATACACTGAAGAAGATTTCATACCCCAGAAAGTAGAGAAAGCAAAGGGCAACAGCGCCGAGAATCTGCTAGCAAAGGTATCTACGATAAACTCAATTTTTCAAGCAAACCAGAACGCTAACCCAAAGACTAAAGTAACAAGAGAAACGAAATAATGGCAGTTAGTATTGGATCAATTTTAATGGACCTGAGAGCCTCCACAAAAGGGCTCAGGAAAGACTTCAGAGGAGCCACCAGAGACTTCAAAAAAGCTGGTGGGCAGGCAGGCAAAGCCTTCGCAGCCGGTTTCGCTGTATCCACTGCGCTCCTCATCCGGGAGTTTACAAAGTTTCAGAAGTCCTTTGCAGAAGTTAAGACCATCACCGCAGCGACGGAGAAGGACCTAAAGAGTTTAGAGAATCAAGTCATCTCCCTGTCGGCCTCGATGGGGACCGACCTCACCGAGACGACCAAGGGGCTATACCAAGCGATATCCGCATCCGTCCCCAAGGAGAATGTCATAGGCTTCATGGCTATCGCCTCTAAAGCAGCTGTCGCCGGAGTCACCGACGTTCAGACCTCGGTGGATGGCCTATCCACAGTGGTCAATGCCTTCAAGCTGGATATGTCCCGGACGCAGGAAGTTTCGGACGTGATGTTCACTACGGTAAAGCGTGGTAAGACAACCTTTGAAGAGCTGTCCCGGTCAATCGGAATAGCAGCGCCTCTGGCAGATGTTATGAATGTCTCCTTCGAGGAGATGTTCGCATCGGTAGCCACGATGACCAAGCAGGGCGCAAACGCATCCGAGGCTATGACACAGCTGCAGGCAGCAATGAAGGGACTGGCGAAGCCTACCGCAGATATGGAAATCCTCCTAGCTCGTCTGGGCGTCTCCTCCGGGCAGGCGCTTATAGACCAGTTTGGATTGGTCGGAGCTCTTGAGAAACTCACAGAGGTATCTACCAATAAAGAGCTGGTAGCAGCGATGGGAAGGATTGAGGGATTCAAAGCAGCGGTTCAGTTGACCGGGAAGAACGCAGCAACTTTTGCAGCCGACTTG